TCTAACATCGTAGACCTAGAGGACTTTGAGTAATGCAGCACCCTGCAGAACTAGCAGTGCATTCCTATCTAAGGAAGTCTATCAGTGATGAGGCAAGTATGTCTCAGGAAGTTATTGATAAGGTAGCTGAAGATATTAAGGATGCACTGCATAAGCAGTTCAACTCTGAGAAGAGAGTATTTAAAAAGAGGATGTCCAACATTGGGCGTCCTAAGTGTCAGCTTTGGTTTGATAAAAATAAGCCTGAGGGTGCAGAACCTTTGCCTGTATCATTCAAGATCAACATGGTCATTGGTGATATAGTTGAGGCTGTATTCAAAGGACTACTCAGAGCATCAGGTACATCATTTGATGACAACGATAAGGTAACACTAAAGTTATCTAATGGTGGTGAGGTTAGTGGTGAGTATGACATGGTACTAGATGGTAAAGTAGATGACGTTAAGTCTGCTTCACCGTGGTCATTCACTAATAAGTTTGAAGACTTCCATACACTAAACAAGGGTGATACATTTGGTTATGTGTCACAGCTTGTAGGCTACGCTACTGCTGCAGGTAAAGGCGTAGGTGGCTGGTGGGTAGTCAACAAAGCTAATGGTGAGTTCAAGTACGTGTCAGCCTCTGAGGTAAACAAAGAAGAAGTACTACAAAAGATAGAGGATACCTATGATTACCTAGACAATGATAAACCCTTTGAGCGTTGCTTTGAGGCTGAGCCAGAAACATATCGTGGTAAGGCTAGTGGCAACTACAAGCTAAGTAAAACGTGTGGCTTCTGTGCACACAGGCACAAGTGTTGGCCCACACTAAGAGCATTACCTTCTCAGGTATACAGTGGAAAGAAAACACCACCAACAGTAGAATATGTCAGCTTATGGAGTGATAGATAATGACAAAAGTAACTATTGATGAAGTAGAATATGAGACAGAAGATTTCTCAGAAGATCAACAGGCTCTAATCAATGAGCTACAATACAACTCAACTGTACAAACGCAGTTGAACTATGAGTTAGCCAGTGTTCGCACTGTAAGTAACATCTTAGCCAATCGTTTAAAGGCATCACTTAATCCAGATGAAGAAGTAGATGACAACGAAGAGGCGGCATAGCTCTAGACGGTATCGCAGTGGCTTAGAGAAGACTACCGCTGCGTACCTAAAAGACAATCAAGATAAAGTCAGGTATGAAGTCTTAAAGATAGAGTGGGAAGACCTACGCTACAGGACATACACACCTGACTTTGTTTTGGATAATGGTATTATCATAGAGACTAAGGGTATATTTGATAGTGAAGATAGAAGAAAGCACCTAGCAGTACGAGAGCAACACCCAGAGTTAGATATAAGGTTTGTATTTAGTAATGCTAAAGCAAAGCTATACAAGGGTGCTAAGAGTAGGTACTGTGATTGGTGTGATAAGTCAGAGTTTATGTGGGCGCATCGTGTCATACCAGAATCCTGGCTTAAAGAAAAAGGAAAAGTTTTAACTTTAAAACGCATCCCTTTCAAGGGAGACAAAAGGATAGAGTAATGTCTTACACATTAAAAGATGATGAAGTAGCTATACTACTAAGACCTGTAGAGTTTGATGAGTATGGTGAGTGGTCAGGTGAACTTTCTACAGCTTTATCAGTAGGCCCAACTAATAGATCTAATGAGGAAACAATAGCTTACCTTGTACATCTGGCTACTCTTATGGGAACATTCTTAGAGATGGCACAAACGGATGAAGACTTATATGATTTAGTAGAAGAAAAACGAAATGAATTAATAGGGGTTGACAATGACAGAACAACAGAGTATGAAGAAGTAGAGGGTACGAATGGTAAAGTTGTACGCTTAACTAGATTTACTAAAACACAGGGTAACGCATGAGTAACACACATGATGCAGTAAACAATCCAGTACACTACAATCACGCTGGTATTGAATGCATTGATGCAATAGAAGCTATGACTGAGAACATGTCTGGATCTATAGCACCACATGCAGCTAACGTACTAAAGTATATGTGGAGATGCGAGTATAAGAATGGTTTAGAAGATATAGACAAAGCAATATGGTATTTACAGAGGATGAGAAAACGGTGGACGGACACACACAAATGAGAAAGTTTAGTGTAACATTTGTTCTAAAGGTAGATGATGATAACAATATATTCTCAGCTTTAGAAGAAGCTCACGTAGATGATATATATGATCTTATTCGTAATACATTCTACGATATAGATGATGTAGAGGTAGACAACTTAAATATTAAGGAGAGAGTGTGTTGATTAATGAGACTGATTTAAAAGCGTTTGGTTACTTTGACATGTTTCAAAATAGTCCAATCTATGAGAATGATCCTGTCAGGTTCTACTCTCAGTTTGTAGAGGATAAAGTATTTACTAAGGGCCGTGAACGTTTAGTAGAGAATACTCTTGGTTTAGTAGGAGAAGCAGGGGAAGTATCTGAGAAAGTAAAAAAACTGTTTCGTGATAAAAATAGTTTCTCAGATGAAGATGTATTAAAAGAATTAGGTGATGTATTATTTTATGCTACAGCTTTAGCTAACATCTTTGGTGGTAACTTAAAGACTATCATGGAAATGAACATGAAGAAGCTAGATGATAGAGAGCAGCGTGGAGTTCTAAGTGGATCAGGAGACAACAGATAATGGATAACTATTTACCAACAGACTACCAAAGCTTTATCGCTCTGTCTCGCTACGCTAAGTACCGTGACGGTAAAGGGCGAGAGTCTTGGTCTGAAACAGTAGAACGATACATGGATAATGTAGTACGTACTAAAGCTGGCAAGGACTCATACGTAAACAAAATACGTGATGCTATACTAAACCTAGAAGTAATGCCATCCATGAGAGCTATGATGACTGCTGGCCCTGCCCTTGAGCGTGACAATACAGCAGGTTATAACTGTAGCTACCTACCCGTAGATGACCCTAAGTCCTTCGATGAGGCTATGTTCATCCTCTTGTGTGGTACTGGTGTGGGTTTCAGTGTTGAGCGTCAGTTCATTACTAAGCTCCCTGAGGTTCCTGAGTTGTTCGACAGTGAGACTACTGTTGTTGTTAAGGATAGTAAGGAAGGTTGGGCTAAAGCTTTCAGACAAGTGCTTGCACTCCTATGGGCTGGTGAGATCCCTAAGTGGGATATAAGTAAGGTACGTCCTGCAGGTTCTAGGCTTAAAACGTTTGGTGGTAGGGCATCAGGTCCAGAGCCACTTGTTGATCTATTTAGTTTTGCTATAAAAACATTTAAGGGCGCACAAGATCGTAAGTTATCTAGCATTGAGTGCCACGATCTTATGTGTAAGATTGGTGAGATAGTTGTTGTAGGCGGTGTACGCCGTAGTGCTATGATATCTTTGTCTGACCTAGATGATGATCGCATACGTCACGCCAAGTCTGGGCAGTGGTGGGATGAACCTGAGAAAAATATTTATCGTTTTGGTTACAGGTCATTAGCTAATAACTCTGTAGCTTACACTGAAAAACCTCATATAGAAACATTTATGCGGGAATGGCAAGCTCTAGTAGCAAGTAAGTCAGGAGAACGTGGTGTATTTAATCGTCAAGCAAGTAAGAAGCAAGCTGAGAAGTATGGTAGGCGTGATCCTAACTATGAGTTTGGTACTAACCCCTGCAGCGAAATCATCTTACGTCCGTATCAGTTCTGTAATCTTACGGAAGTTGTTGTACGTGCAACAGATAATATTGAAGACTTGGAAAAAAAGGTTCGCTTGGCTACGATTCTGGGAACCATACAATCCACCTACACCAAGTTTCCATACTTGCGTAAGGTGTGGAACAAGAACACAGAAGAGGAGCGTTTGCTGGGTGTGTCGCTTACAGGAATAATGGACAACCCACTGATGACCTCTGCTAATAGAGGATTGGAGAAGACCCTTGCACACCTTCGTGGGATTGCTGTTTCTACTAATGCTGAATGGGCTGACCGTCTTGGTATACCTGTTGCTGCTGCGATTACATGTGTCAAACCGTCAGGAACAGTATCACAACTGGTGGATAGTGCCTCTGGCATACATGCTCGCCACAGTTCCTATTACATCCGTACTGTTAGGGCTGATAACAATGATCCGCTAACACAGTTTATGAAGGACAGTGGCGTACCTAATGAGCCATGTATGCAGAAGGGTGACAGTACAACTGTATTTAGTTTCCCTGTCAAAGCACCAGCAGGAGCTATCACACGTAATGATATGACTGCCATTGAACAACTAGAGACATGGCTTACATATCAGCGTCACTGGTGCGAACATAAGCCAAGCGTAACGATCTCAGTACGGGATGAAGAGTGGATGTCTGTAGGTGCATTTGTGTATGAACACTTTGATGAGATGAGTGGTGTGTCTTTCTTGCCACACTCTGACCATACTTATCAACAAGCACCATATCAGGATTGCAATAAGGAAGAGTATCAAGTACTCTTGTCAGAGATGCCAGAGAAGATAGATTGGTCTAAACTCTCTGAGTATGAAAGCGAGGATAACACGGTAGCAATGCAGACTATGGCTTGCACTGGTGATGTTTGCGAAATAGTAGACTTAACATAAACCCTAAGGAGAAGTAACATGACAGGTTTTGAATTTATAGCAGTAGCAACTATCAGTATGGCAGCTATTGGTGAAGTAGTAAGCTTAGCTTCAGAGCACGGCCCAGCAATTATTGATCAAGTGAAGAGTTGGTTTTAACATGTATGCTTTACTGTTAGTTATGATGTTTGAAGGTAAGGTACAAGTACAAGCCTTTAATGGTTTGTTTATGGATAATGCGTCTTGTGTTGAGGTTGGTTCTACAATGGAGAAACGTTTAGAAGATTCAAAACCAGGACCATCAGCTACAGCTAGAACATACTGCTTTCAAATACCAAAAGAAACGTAGATTGGATATCGAAGAAGAAGCTAAGAGACACGTTGAAGCTAAACAAAGAGAGTTCTATGATAAGTTAGTTACTCTGCTCATACCTGCACAGAGGCACATTAAAAATAATCTGAAAGAGTCAGACATAAAAGATAGATCTCTTGAACGATTAGATGATGTAGCTATAGTTGCTAGGTTTGCTGCAGAAGAAACAGGACTAAAATAAAAAAAGGGGGCTGTCATGGCCCCCTCTTCTTTTGTTAGTTACCTTTGGCTATATAATTAAGATGTTCAATGTAAGAGTTGTACATCTGTAACTCTCTAAAGTTAAAGTCCTCTAGCCTAGCTTCCACACCCTTAGATTGCATAAACTTCATAGCCTTTGCTCTCTGTTCTTTATTACCCTTTGTAGATGCTTTGTAACGCATACGTTCTATAAAGTTTGTACCTGATGTACTATCTAAATGATCACGTATAGTACCTCTTGCTTCATTAAGCACAGCTTTAAGTCTATCCCTACGGTAGCTTAAGTCACCCTCTATAAATCGTTTATCTTGTATAAGCTTACTCATCTTTGTTTCTAACAGAGGTGCAATAGAACTATTAAAAATTCTATCATACTGAGTCATCTTAGATCTACTGTCTGCTGTCCATGTTTTCATCTCAGCCATTGAATAAGCTTTCTCAGCAGCGGTACGTCCTCTCTTCACAGTCAAACCAAAGATGCGGGATAATGGGTTAGGGTCATAGATCTCACCCTCACGAGTTGCTACTCTAAGTTGCTCGCCTGTAAGTGTGTCTGTCTCCCCTATAAAAGCTTCAATGATATTATCAAAGTATTTAGTGGCTTGCTGTGTAAACACTGCACCACCACGAGCCTGTCTAGGATCTTTTGCTATGTCAGTCTCAGTCATAAACCCTACAGCACGATTGACTGCATCAAGTGGTCTGAAGAAACCTGCTCCTATGTTACCAGCACTCTTATATAAAGAGTCTAGTCCAGCCTCACGAGAACCTTCTTCACCTGTTATAAAGTCAAACACATTATAAAGGTCATTAGCAAACTGTGTATCTCTAGCAACCTGACCAATGGCAAGCTGGTTAAGTAGATCTTCTCTTACTTCCTTAGTAATAGGCTCACCTTTACGATTAAGATTGGCTGCTCTACCTGCAGCTAAGAAGAATGAAAAGGGAAATACGTTACGTACATCTACAATAGTACCACCACCTGCATCTATTTCGTTGTAAGCTAATCCTTTTTCCTCTTGCTTCTCAGAGTAGTGCATAGCTAAACCTAATGATGCAGACCCTACAACAGAACGTGATACAGCTTCCATAGATGTTATATCTCTTTTACTCTTACGTATAATTCTAGATGCTGCAGGTAAGAAACTTAAAGGACTCCACTGATACGCCGTAGCCACAACATTATTCATAAACCTACCAAAGGGTAAGATAGTTCCTAGGCCTGGTGTATTGGATGCTTGCTCTACCAGCTTAGCTACGCCACCTAACATCTGATCGTCTGTAGTATAGTCTTTAGAAAATACAGATCTCATAGTAGTGTCTAGTGCTGCACCAATAACATCATCATCTAATACTTCCAAGTCACCTTTCTGCAATACGTCTGCAAGTGTACGATCAGACTTTAACCTTAGGTACTTATCTAGATCTGTCATAAACATTTGTGACTTAGTAAAGCTATCCTGTATGCGAACACCAGTTATATTCATAGCAGCATCAGTAAAGTTTTCTATACCAAACTTACCATAAACAATCTTATTACTTTCATCTATACCATAACGCTTTGAGCTACGCTCTACTGCTGCGCCTACAGTTTCAAATAACAAACCTTTAACATCTTTGTGTTTATTTAAAAAGTCCATATATACATCATGTGTAGTGAATGGGTCTAAAAGGTTACGCATTTTTTGCATCTGTATCTGCTTATAAATATCAGACTGCCTCCCTAACTCACGGCCTATTTTAGTCCTATTACCACCAGCACCTAGAGAAGCTATACCTAACGCACCGCTAGTCAGCAAATCAGATACAGTTTGACCAGCATAGTACTGACCAAAACCCATAACGTTAGCTGATGTTGTTGCAGGTGAAGATACAAGTAAACGCTTCCATACGTTTTGACCATACACAAAAGGCTTAGCCCTACGTGCTAAAGCGTTCTCGCTTTCTAGTGCATCTCTTATCTCTTTATTATTTAATGCATTTGTAAGTGTCTCATTACCAGCTACAACCCCACCATCTACAACCCGTCTAACTCTAGACATAACAGATAGAGTCTTACCTGCTCTGCTTATCTCTCTAGCCATGACATCACCTATGTCTACAGCCAAACCATCCAAGTCTCCTAAATGTATGCCTGACCTAACGTACATCTGTGCAGAGTATTTCTGTAGATCTGCTTCATCCATGTACCTAACTATATTAGTCATTACATCTGATACAGTAGCACTACGTTTTAGTTTAATACCATTGTCTTTAAAGATCTGGGTTAGTCCTGACTTACCGTCTGAACCAAACATAATAGACTCAAGCATAGCCTCAGGCATTGCATCATTACCTAGTTTACTTGTACCTCTTTCTACTTTAGCTGCCCATGAATCTAAGTTTTCTTTTATTACTTTTTCTGCTGACTTCTGTGCAGTTGCATTAAGCAAAGGAGAACCTATGTTGTTCTTTTTAAGTTCTTTAATTCTGTTCTCTATAGCTTCTATTTGTTTAGCGTCAGCATTAGAAGCTTTTAACTTCTTAAGCTTTTCTTCTAGATTATTTATAGCTTTAGTGGGTAGTTCTTTAGCACGAGATCTTGCATTAAGATCAGCCATAGATGAACCTAAACCTGAAGCACCTTCAAATTTACCAAACGTATAGTGTAAACCACCACCTACGCCACCTAGTAAAGTAGAGAACAGTGTTTGTGTTTTACTGTACTCATCCTGTGCTCCTACGTCTAAGTAAATATCTTGTATAGCATCTGTTTGTATGGCTGCAGCAAAGGCATCAAAGGCTGTAGTATAAGCTACTGCTTTTTTACCAGCAGCTTTCATACGCTCTTTAGTAAAAGCTTCTATACCCTCAGAGGAACCTTTTATAATAGCTTCTCTATATGCTTGTTGTGCGGCAGCTTGAGAGGCTTTAGCAACAGCACTGCCTTTCACACTATTAGCTATCATCTTTTTAGCCATAGCGTCACTGGCTTCTTCAGCGGCTTTCTTAGCGGCCTCTTTAGTTGCACCTGATCTGGCTGACTTCATTGCAGCATTAGATGCAGCTTTTTTTATTGCCAACTTACTAGCCTGTGTTACGCCCAGCGCAGATGCCTTACCTACACCACCAGTAAGAACTCCTAAGTAGTTAGTAGGATCTTTAATTGCAGCAAATACATAATCTTTAACACCATCAACTGCACCAAAGAAGCCATCATTAACAAAAACATTACCTAGTTGATCGTATAGTTGATAAGCCTCACCTGCAGCAGCCTTATCCTCTGCAGAACCACGAGATACAAACATCACTTCCCCTGCTGTAGAGATAGTGTTTGTATTAAACTTACGCATGTGATCTACAAAGTCTTCAACAACATCTTCAGGTTTAGCTGTCTTATAATCAACGCCCTTATTACGTGTCATGTAGTTACGTATCTTGTTTATGTTTTCATACTGATACAGATCTTTTTTCTTTAGGCGCTGATCTTCTGGCATGTCACTTTCAAAGACCTCAGAGTTACCATACGTTGGACCCTTTACATCTTGAGCAGTAGAAGTCCGTTGCATAAACTCTTCGTATGTTTCCTCTTCCTCTGTGTTTTGTTGAGCAGGAGAAGCAGTACGTTTCATAAACTCTTCATAGGTTTCTAGCTGAGACATTTAAGCACCCACCTCTTGTATTACTTTAGCCAGATCTGACTTTGGTATATTTTTAAAACCTTCCCAAACACCACGTAGGTTTGCTATCTTGCTATCTAAATCATTACCTCTGTTAATAGCATCCTTAGCTAAGAAAAGAAACATAGCGTCCTGTGTCTCTTCATTAAATACAGTATCACCCGGTAAATTCATTTGCTTCATAAGGCTTCTTAGTGTAGTGCCTACTATCTGATACTTACCCATAGGTGTAGATGTCAAACCCTGTGCACGAGCTTTAGTGTCCTTGCCTAGCCTAGGCTTAACCCACTTACCATACTCACCACTTGGCTTAGAAAAAGCCACCAGTTCATCTAATGTCATATCAGTTACACGCACATCACTAAAGGGTGTATCACCTACTTCAGCATTAGCATACAAAGTATCATACGTACCAGCCTCTACTTTTTCTAGAGATTGCTGTGTTACTGAATCCTCACGTAAGCTTGCAGATGTAACCTCTGCCTCTTGTTCATCTGAGTGAGGGCTACTATATGCATCATATCTACCCATGTTATTTTCTTTCCTTAGTTTTAACTCGTCTATCACCGTCATCATCGGTGAAAATAGCACCAATGGGTAAAGCATCAAAGGCAGCATCCATTTCACTTTCATTGTTATACTCCGTTAAGTCTGCTGAAGTATAACCTAGTTCTCCTTCTTTTGCAACTACATAATGATCTTTACCTGATATATTTACACGAGTTCCAGGTACTGCAATGTCTAGGTTTTCATTAGCCTCTTCTAATGTATCAAATGTTTTTACACCAGTACGTGATAAAAGCTTACCTGTTATTGGGTCATGGGTATCACCATACTGTTCATCCCAAGCCTCAGGAGTTGGGAACCTCAATGGTGCATCAGGATTACCCATAAGTCCTTCTCTTACATTAGGCATAAATAATCTACCTGCAGCCTCTGATATTACATCTTGTGCACCGCCAGGAAACTCATCAGTTCTACCTGCTGTTAAATCTTTAAATGTAATAGTCTTAGGTCTAGGCTCTACCTGTTCTGGTAATCCACTATCACTACTTAGCTTACTTTCAGGTACACCTAAAGCACTAAGTGTGTCATCTACAGCAGACCTTATATCGCCAGATGGTATACCACTATATGAAGGGGCTTTAATAGAGCCATCTGATATAGCCCCTTGATAAGCATCCTCTAATAGATGACTTGGTATAGGCTGACCATTACGTGTACCTGCAATAGGATCATTATTCTCACCTAATTCAAATGTATAAGCACCACCTTTTACTTCGCCATAGCCATCCAAAGCCATTGCTTTTTTAGCTTCATCTGCAAATTCTTGATCTGTGCCTGTAGTACTAGCTCTAATACCAGTAAGGGCTTCTTTCCCAATCATACTTTCCAAGTCATATGCTGGATCATTTAAGAACTTATCTTTATAATCAGTTGCATATGAATTAACTACTTGAGCAAGTCTTTTTTGTAGCATCTCTTTTTGTGCTTCTTCGTCTTCGTATAAATCTTTATATGCAGCAGAGTCTGTTACTTGTTTAGTTGCTGCAGCTACAGATCTGTTAAACTTATCTTGAACATCTGTGGAACGGTAAGCAATACTAGGTGTAATCCTAAAGCTAGTGTTAGGCACAAGGCTAGTGTAAACATCTTGCTTAGCTAACTCATTAAGGTCTAACATAGAGTAGCCATCATATGCAGCTTCTGCATCTGCTTTGGCACGTACTTCACTCTTCAAGTCTATACCAAAGGCCTTACTAAACAATCCTCTCTCTGGTCTTGCAGTACTACCTATACTTGGTTTAGTTAATCCATATGAACGCTCAATAAATTCATCTAGTGTGTAATCATCTGCTGTAAATGACTCAGGCATATCAACCAAGACATCTATTTCAGACTCAGTAAACCTATTTACTCGTGACTTCTCAGCTTCTTTAGTTAGCTTTTCAGCAAAAGTAAACAATGTCTCTGGTCCATTAGCTACAGCAGCTTTAATCATTCTATCTGTAGCACCTAAGCTACGCAAGTTAGCAACCTGAGACATGGCTTTATTTACAAAGGTACGGCGCTTAGCATAGTTAAGCTTACTACGCTCAAACTGCTCACGCATCTCTTCTTCGTACTCATCTGCCTTAGCTACTCTCGCATTGATCTGCTTAGCTTGATCTTCCATAAAAGCGCCAGCAAAAGCTTTCCAATTAAATGCCATAATATATTATCCTCTTGCCATTAAACCACCGCCCTGTTGTGGCATTGGTTGTTGTTGCATTCCTTCTGTTGGCATCTCTTCTTGAGTAGCTTCCATAGGTTCTTCGATTGCTTCCTCAGGTGCGCTTTCTGCTGCTTCCTCAGGAGACATTTCACTAGCTGTGTACTCAGCCATGCCTTTTAGCAGTTCTGTACCTTCATCTACTTCACCACTCTCCTCTGCTCTATTGATAGCAGCTTGAAGTAACATAGTCACACGAGATCTTTCTTTTTCTTCCATAGCTTTCTTAGGATCTTTCTTAGAAAACTTATATGGTATTTCATAACTATCAGCTACAGCAGCAAAGAACTCCATCAAAGCAGGGGCTACCAAAAGACCTACATCTAAACTGTGAATACCTCGCATAACTCCCATAGTGTAAAGAGACTCAACCAAAGGCTTAATAGCTACACCAGATTCTATAGCTACAAGCATATCATCCATGACATCTTCATCTGAAAACTTAGTCATGTAGAATGACAGTGCATCCTCTACAGTATCTATTTGAGGTGGGCGCTCCCAAGGTACATTGCGAGGCTTATCCATTGTTAAAGACTGACCGGGTACAACCCCATTGAATTGTGATCTTGGCATTCTATCTATCCTACTTAGTGAAACCTGCACCAAAGTACAGACCTATGATTGCTGATACTATATGTGTATCTAGTGGTGTAATTACAAAGCCCTGTGCTGTACGCCACTGTACTGTTTCTGCTGGGCCAAACAACCAGTTCCAGAATCCACCAGTAGCCTCAGTGTAACCTACAATTACTCCAACATCAGGATACCACACTGCTACTAGCTTTGGCAAGACAATAATGCTAAACACTGCAGATAAAGCTATAAGTCTACGTGTCCAAGCAAAGTGACTGTCAGTCTTACCTGCATCTCTGGCTGCATTAACTTGGTCAGCCTTGAAGCTTGCTGTCTGTAGCATCATCTTCTGTTGCTCTAGTTTGTTCTTTTGGTTCTGCCCTATGATAGACATGACACCACCAAGGATAGTGGAGAAGAGCATAGTGATTAGTTCAAGGGGTAATCCAAACATTATACGTTAGATCTTACTTTAGGGCGTGAAACTGCTGGACCTAAATTAATTTCAAAACGTCTTCCTTGAGTTTTCTCCTCATCTTTATAACTTCTAGAACCAAGTACAAATGCTAAATCTCGCACAGTCTTATAGTCCAGCTTACCGTTTACTGCTCTAGCAAGTATTTTTTTCATAACACCAGCGTCTGTAAGCTTGCCATCTTTTATAGCCTGTTCATATTCTTCTGTTTTGTATTCTGTACCATCAACAATAATTTCATTGTAATTAAACTGGTCACTAACGATAATGTCACCGTTATTATTTATACTAGCGTTAAACTGACCAAGCATTAGTTTAATCTCGTTAATTGGATCACTACCCTCTGATAAAGCTTTTACTATTTCTTTTGCAGAAGCACCACCCTTTGCTTGATTTACGCTTAAACCACCTTTTCCATACACTTCTTTACCTACAGATATATTGCCATTATCAAATATATCTGTACCATCTTCATTTTGTGCATCAAGGACTAATCTTCTCATAAGCTCTATTGCGTCAGATGAAAAAACTTCAGCCCCTACTGTTCTTTGTTCACCTAATCCAAGCTGACTTACACCTGGTATAGTTTTTAATGGATTACCTTGAGCTAAGTAGCCCCCACCAAATATCATGTCATTCATAAAGTTTTTTCCAACAGGAGAAAATATTGCTCCTAAAATATTTGATACGTCTTTAAGGGGTTTTTTAATAGCTTTAGGAAGAGGGATGCTATTAATAATAGAAGCTGTCTTTACATCTCCTACTTCCATTGCAGATACTCTAGAGGCAGTTGGTCTAGACATTAATCCATCTGATTCAACATCACCCTTAGCTAAACTAAGTAGTCTTTCATTAATCAGAGCATCAGAAAATCTATTCTCACCAGCTATCTGACCCTCTCTGGCTACAGATGGACGGGTATCAAATACTAGTGATTCTATTATAGGGGAATCTGGGGCTACACTACGCAGAGCCTGTTTGGTATTTGGACCTGCTATACCATCTACCTTTAGCCCTTCTCTTTCTTGAAAAGACCTAATTGCTTTTTTTGTATTGTTACCCATTATGCCATCTTCTACAAGAGGCTTACCATTTACTGTTATACCTGCAGCGTTTAGTGCTACCTGCAAATCTTTAGTTGAGTCTAACTCTGTGTAACTTCTTTGTTCTTTTTCTATAGCTTGTATTTCAGCTACACTCTTAGGTCTAGCTCTAGGTCTTACAGAACCCCTAAGATCCATCATACTGTCAACTTGTGCCATTAGATCATCAACATAAGTTTCAGGTTTAATTACATCATCAACTTCAACATTTAAAGAGTTATCTTTGTTGTTCTTATTAGCACCAATAAACTTGTAGGCAGGTGTGTTATACTTATTATAAAGTTTATCTGCATTTATGTTAGCGTCAATGGCTACCTTAGGTCTTGCCATTGGTCTTACTGTAGCCATAGCATCATCTGAAAGTTTATTGATAAAGTTATCTACAGATTTAGTAGGCATATACGTATTTGTATCTTCATCCTCTGTAGTAGGTCTTGCTTTAGGACGCATAGAAGTCATTAAGCCCTGCTTGGGCTGTTCTACTTCTTTATCTTCTTCTACAGAACCACCTGTAATAGAGTTAATAAAGTTCTTTATTATTGTATCTAATGTATTAGCCATTATTATATCACCTATTAATTCCAGATAGCGCCAACTATAGCAGATAAAAACTGACCAGCCGCACCAGCAGTTGCGGAATCTTCATCCCCATCAGCCCGTATCTTAGCTACCACTAATTCGTGATCTCTACCTACTGCATTCTCTGCACTGTTCCAAGCAAAACTCATCAAGTCACGCTCCTGCTGCCAC